TGGTTCATCAAGAGAAGGTAAAATATTAAAAGAGACATTTTTAAAACGTACCCCTGCATTACAACAACTTAGAGACAGAGTAGGAAAAACTTTTAGACTACGAGGTTTTCTAAAAGGTCTTGATGGGAGGGAGCTTCAAATTAGAAGTGAGCATAGTGCTTTGAATACTTTGCTACAATCTTGTGGTAGCATCATAGTCAAGAAAGCTACAATACTTCTACATGAAAACCTTAGTCATTTAAAATATGGTGAAGACTGGGGAATGGTAGCTCACATACACGATGAGATACAACTTCAAGTTAAAGAAGAGTTAGCTGAAGAAGTCGGCAAGATTGCAGTTCAATCTATACAACAAGTAAAAGACCATTTTAATTTTCATTGTGAACTCGATGGTGAATATAAGATAGGCAAGTCTTGGGCGGAAACTCATTGATGCCTAAATTTAATAACGACAAAAAATTTGACATAGACTTGAAGTACGGACAAGTCCGAGAGAAGCGCATAGCAAAAATATTATTTGATAAAAAATTAGAAGTTAAAACTGAAAGAGACTGGTGGAGAAAGACTGGCAACATAGCGATTGAAATAGAGTCTTATGGGAAGCCTAGTGGTCTTACGTCTACAGAAGCTAGTCATTGGGTTCATATCTTAGCTGATGGCGATAAAGATTATTGTATGCTTTTGTTTACAGTAGCCCAACTAAAAAAACTAGCTCGTAAGTATAAAGACAATTTTAAAATGATTGGAGATAACAGAGCGAGCAAATGTATTTTAATTCCATTAACAGAAATATTTTCAAAGGAGAAAAAGAAATGACCTTTCCTAAAAAAGTTAAGATGAGTGGATTTGAAATTAATCTTGTCTTAATAGAACACGACATAAGCTATGAAGTTGCAGAGCAACAAGGAAGCTTTGTATCTAAACCTCCGCTTACAATTTATTTAGATAAAAAAATTATAGATAAAGCAGACCGAACTTCGCTGAATGTTTTAATACATGAGTTCTTACATTTCTCGTATTACCAATATCAGCTTTCGGCAACGAAACAATTAGATGACGATACAAGAGAAGAGCTAGAAGTAAACTCAATGGCTAACAGCATTATTGAATTGTTATTAGATACAGATTTAAAACCATGGATATTAAAAGTTATGAAGGAGTGTAAATGAAACAAAAAGACGTAACAGCATTAATAGATGGAGACCTATTAATTTATAAAATAGCAATAGGTTTAGAAGAACCTATACAATGGGAAGATGATTTATGGACTCTTCATGCAGACGCTAATTTAGGTAAACAAAAATTAGACCATGAATTTTTTAGTGTAGGTAGAAGGATAAATGCTAATAAGATTGCTATAGCTTTATCTTCACCAAATAATTTTAGGAAAAAAATTTCGGACACTTACAAGTCTAACAGAAAGAAAACTCGTAAACCTGTAATATACAAACCGCTACTAGAATATGCTCACGAAAAATATTCTTGTTTTAGTATGGATAATTTAGAAGGCGATGATGTCTTAGGTATTATGGCTACTGCAGGTGAGATAGATGGAGAAGTGATAGTAGTTAGTTCTGATAAAGATATGAAAACTATTCCATGTAATTTGTTAGACCCTGCAGATGGTAATTCTGAAATAAAAATTATAACAAAGAAACAAGCTGATTATAATTTTATGCTTCAAACTTTAACTGGTGATGCTACCGATGGTTACAAAGGCTTAGAGGGTGTAGGTGAAGTTACAGCAAAACGTATTCTAGGAGAGCCACGAAGTCTTAAATTAATGTGGAAGGATGTTGTGAAAGCTTATGAAGACAAAGGGTTTACAAAGAAAGACGCTTTAACTCAATCAAGGCTAGCTAGAATATTAAGAATAGAAGATTGGAACGCAGAAAAGAAGGAGCCTATATTATGGAAGCCATAAAAACACAAAGTCCTAACGGATATAGATTACTAAGTCATAATGAACGCCTAAGAATTGATGGGCGAGCAAGCATAGGGATTTTAGATTATTACCACGATGGAGAAAATTTTAAGCCTTTTGCAGTATGGGTCAAAATAAAGCCCCATGAATCTAAACTAGAACGAGAAGCAAATGCTCAATGTTTATTGGCATCTAAACTATTACAGACTGATTGGACCATGAAAGAGGTAGCTGATTATGTCAAAAAAGATTCAACTGTAGGTCAAGTTGTTAATTATTTTGCTAAAAATCTAGACGATATATTTAACGGAGTTCCTGCAGAAAGAGTTCCAGACCTTAATACAGACCCATATAGGAGTTAATATGCCAGACCAAGTAAAGAAACCTAATCATTATTTTAGATACAAGATAGAGCCTATATCTTTTATTATGCAAAATGACATACCTTATGCAGAGGCTAACGCTATAAAGTATTTATGTAGATGGAGATATAAGCATCTTACAAAGGAAAAACAGCTTGAAGATTTACATAAAGCCAAGCAATACATAGATATTTTGATTGAAAAAGAAACTCAAGACCCAAACCAATTAATATTAAAACTAGGAAATAAGTAAATGAAAAAGATAAGTTCCACTTTTAGAGAACTGAACCCTAATTCAGATGGTATTTTACCCCCAATAAACAAAGAATTAGTAGAAGAATTAGAGAAACTATTTCCAGATAAAGCACCAGATATATCTTTATCTGAAAAAGAAGTGTGTTTTAAAAGCGGACAAGTAAGCGTAGTTCGATTTCTTAAAGAACAGTTCATAAGACAAAATGATTTAACAGAATTTTAAAGGATTAATTATATGTGCAAAGCACCTAAACCCCCTCCTGCGCCAGTTATGAAGCCGATAGCTCCGCCTCCGCAGGTTACAACTGAACAGTCTGCCCCTGCAGATGCGGACAGAACTAATGACATGAACTCTGGAGGTTATAAGAAAAAAGGTATAGCAAAACTTAGAATAAACCCAGTACAGACAGGAGTAAAAAAAGGCTCTGGTACTGGTGTTCAACCTGCTTAACAAGACATAAAATCTAATGGAATCTACATACAATAATAGTACGGAAGACAATAAATCCGTACAAAGCAGATATGCTCAATGTGAATCGGCTAGAGAAGTCTATCTCGATAGGGCCAGAGAAAGTGCAAAACTTACTTTACCTTATTTAATCCCAGAAGACGGAACTGGCCAAACAACTCGATACTCTACACCATATCAAGGTATAGGAGCTAGAGGTGTAAACAATCTTTCAGCTAAACTTCTTTTAGCTTTACTTCCCCCAAACGCTCCCTTTTTTAGATTAAGGATTCAAGACGCAATCATCAAAGAATTATCTGAAGATGAGTCTATGAAGACTGATATAGAAAAAGGGTTATCAGAAATTGAAAGTGCTATTCAGCAAAACATAGAAAGTTCTGCAGACAGAGTAGTTATACATGAAGCTTTAAGGCATTTAATAGTAGGCGGAAATGCCTTGTTATTTGTAGATAAGAAGGGAACGAGAGTATTTCACTTAGATAGATATGTAGTTAAAAGAGACCCTGCAGGTAACGTCATAGAAATAATTACTAGAGAAACACTTAGTCCATCTACATTAAGCCCAGAAGCTTTAAATCTTATTGGCGGTCAATTATCTCAAGATGAAAAGAACGTAGATATTTATACTCATGTTTGCAAAATAGCAGGTAAGAATAAATATTATGTATGCCAAGAAATAAAAGGCGTAAAAATACCTAGTTCAGAAGGTTATTATGATATTGATAAATCACCATTCATAGCTCTTAGATGGAATAGAATTGATGGCGAAGATTATGGAAGAGGTTTTGTTGAAGAATATCTAGGAGATTTAAAAAGTTTAGAAGGTTTAACTCAAGCTATTGTAGAAGGAGCTTCTGCTTCAGCAAAAGTATTATTCATGGTAGCGCCAAATGGTACGACTAGAGCAAGGTCTTTAGCTCAATCACCTAACGGAGCTATTATAGAAGGTTCAGCCCAAGATGTTTCTGTATTGCAAGTACAAAAATATAATGATTTTAGAGTTGCTTACGACACGATGCAACGTATTGAGCAACGATTACAATA